AAAAAGCCCGAGAAGAAGGTGATACCTACACAGCTAGGGAACTCAAAGAGCAACTTGAAGAAGTACAGGAAAAGTATTGGAATGCACGTAATAAACGTGAACAACAAACTAAAGCTGTAGTCGAAAAGATTCAAGCTCAACAAATGGAACAACAACAAGTGTTACTGAGACAGTATGAGGAAAACATTGTTAACCTCATTCCTGACTATTCAGAAAAAGTTGCTAAGAATATTCGTGAGTTCGCTATTAAAGAAGGTATCCCTGAACAACTATTGGAAGCGGTCTATGACCCTAACGTAGTTAAGTTCATCAATGATTACCATTACATTTAAAAAAGCACTCGAAAATGACCTTGCTTTTGAGAAAAACAAATCAGGTGCAAAACCAGTAGATGTAATTGTTGTGTCAGTTCCAGTGCCAGAATAGGCATTAGGCGCAAACACACTAGTCCCACTCGTAGGTACTTTCATCGGGCCACGGCGGATGGCTATGTAGATGTATGTTCTACCAGAAAAGTTAAACGCATCTGATGTTGTAGTTATTTTAAAACCTGTGGCAGTAGGGGTTACTATATTTGCACCAGAAACAAATTCAGCAGAACTAAGATTTGGGTAAAGTATTGCGGCCCCTGCGGTTTCGCTAAGTAAACCCCGCATATTGTCAATAATGAACCAGTCATTAGTGGCTGAAGCATCTTTTATCATTAACCATTGAGGCTCATACCCAAGCGTTACTACAGGGCCAGTTGAAGAACTATTACCCGTATAACTTCCACAAGTAATCACATTGTCTGTACCAGTTAGGCCAAAGCCTCCTGCGTTGTGGGCGAATAGGTAGGCTACGTAAGTGTTGCCAGTGCCGTTAACACTTCCATTGCTAGACACAGTAAAATTAGTAGATGTGGGGTCTGTTCCATCCCATAAAGCAGAAGAACCAGATGCGCTGGTTAAATTTAAAAATATTGCACTTGACCGACCAAGAGAGCGATGGAAAACGCACCAATCATCACCAGATGTGCTTGTGCATTTAACAATAATACAGCCCGGAGTGCTTCCAAGCGCATGGCTAATTTGACGACCAGAAACACTGTTTCCACTCCAAGTCACAACATCAAAGAACTTTGGTGCTTTTGCCCAAGTCCATGAAACATAGGGAACTCCACTAGCGTTTACATCAGTTTCGTTACCAACAGAAAAACCATTAGAGTTAAATGCCGTTACATGGTTTGGCTGAGAACTATTTTGAGCGTTTGTTGCATTGGAAGATAAATAAACGCTTGCGCCACGGGCCGTGTCTGTTTGCTCATGCCAAGCAGTCGTGGTTCTGGATTTCGTCCAAACCAACCCACCTTTACCAGCAATGTCGATGCCGTTGTTAATGGTTTGAGAAGTGCCGTTACCAGTATATAAAAAACAAGAAAAATATTCCTCTATATATTTAGGCACAACAGGAACACCACCACCAAAGGCATCGTAACTAGCAGCACCAGAAGTTGCTTGTAATGGCATTAAAACCTCCAACCTTTGCTCAGATTTTCGTGAGCAGTTATTACTTGTAAATTCCAAGGAACGTGCATACCAGCTACGCCTTTGCCGTTTATTGGGACAATGTGGTCAACATGGTGTTTTATACCAGTTTGGATATACCTTGCTTCAGAAACATCGTACATCTCTTGAATCATTGCTTTATCAATGGCTGTTAACCAAGATGGTGTGGCTGAGTCCTGAGCCGCCCTACGCCTTGCTCTAGCCGCAACATAACGTTCTTTGTGGGCCTTGTAAAAGTTGCTTTGATAATCAGGATTACGCTCGTGCCAAGCCTTTGATGCCTTCTTCATATAGCCTTTTATTTTCTCAGGATTGGCTTTAGCCCATGATTCAAACAATGCTTTGACTTTCTCAGGATTGTCTTTGCGATACTGTTTGGCATAAGCACTACGCTTATCCCTGTTTTTCTCGTCATATTTTTTACAGATGGCGGCTTGTTTCTCAGGATTCTTAGCCCTCCATTCACGCAAATACTCACGAGTTTTTTTTCTGCTTTCGTCAATATTTGCAAGCCTTCTATCGTTCTGCGCTTTGACACGACAAACCCGACAAGTACCATAGTGCTTGTTCCTGCGCTTATCCATTTGGAATTCATCCAAAGGTTTGTCAACATTACATCTTTTGCAGATACACATGATTAGGCTTTGAATTGTGTATTAGAGGCAAGAATAGTAAATGTTGCACTTCCCGTTTTTACCAATAAATAACGATAGCTATCAATGCCACTAGCATTACCAGCAGTAGGCGCACCACCTAGCCAACGTGTCGTAACACCAGATGTAGTGCCATCCACTTGCACAGCAGAGTTGTAGTAAGCCGTAGCACCTTGAGTCACCAAGAAAGCCACAGTCATTGACTGACCTGTACTCATCAAAGTATCTAGTGATGTACCACTAGAACCTCTGAAGTTAACTGTCCAGTTAGCACTTGCGTTGCTTGTGTAGTACAAAACAGACTGAGTTGTAATGTCGTAGTTAATCGTTCCAGTAGCCGCAGTTGCAGAGACTGTAGCTACCTCTGCTGCATCGTTTAAGACAATGGCTGTAGCAGATGATGAACCTGAGAATGTCTGAGTAGCAGTAAATGTCTGTGCAGAATTAGTAACTGCCGTGTTAGCGTTGTAGGCTTGTACGTTAGTACCGATAGCAAGACCTAAGTTAGTCCGAGCAGTAGCAGTATTGGATACGTCAGATAGGTTATTGGTGTTAACTAAGAATCCACCTGCGGTAAATGCCGCCTGTGACCAAGCCGATCCTGTCCACACATACAGAGTGTTTACTGTTGTATTCCAGTACAAAGCACCCGTTAGGAGAGCATTGCCATCATTGTCTACAGAAGGAGCAGAAGACTTAGAACCTAAGTATCTGTCATCAAAAGCATCGTATGACGCTGCCGCATTGGTTTCACTTGTAGCCGCATTGCTTGCACTTGTAGAAGCGTTAGAGGCACTTGTTGAGGCATTTGAAGCACTTGTTGCCGCATTAGAAGCAGAAGTAGCCGCAGCAGTAGTCGAACCAAATATCGAATCTATTTCAGTTTTGGTATAAGCATTTGTAATGTTATAGCCTGCAATAGTCGTAGGATTCGTTCCTGCCGTTGCACGACCATAAGCATCAAAAGTCACAGATTGGTAAGTGCCTGGCGTTACACCAGAAGAAGCCAAATCAATGTTGTCCGAATTGACAACAATACGGCTAGATGATGCAGTACCTACATTAAGAGTATTACCTGTCTTTGTAAGACCATCACCCGCAGTAATCTGACCCGCACCTGAGAATTGCGCCCAAGTAATAGATGTGCTTCCCAATGTCCCACCTGCATCTATTGTGCAGATAAAGCCAGAGTCAGCGTTAGTTGTGCCTTTTTCAACAAAGGTAAAAGCCGCCACCAACTCAGCATAAGTGTCAGCATCTGTTGTGCGTGTCCATGAACCTGTTGCACACAAGTAAATACCATTCCGTGAGGCAGTAGATTGGTCTTTAACCAAGACCCGATCACCCGCAACAATCGAGATGCCATCAATGGTTTGTGCGCCAGATAAAGTGATGTTTGCAGTAGTAGCCGCAACCACAGAGGCTTTTGCATCAATACCTTGGGCTAGTGCATCCACATAACCCTTGGTAGCCGCATCAGAATCGTTTGTAGGGCTTGCTAAACCAGTGATGGTTGCCGATGTAGCACTGTCCATGTCCAATGAGCCAGAGATGGTCACATTGTTGAATGTAGAAGTGCCAGAAGCAGCAGTAACATTGCCTGTCAGGTTGCCAGTTACGTTACCTGTGACGTTACCCGTGACATTTCCTGTCAAATTACCCGTTACGTTACCTGTGACTGCACCTGTCAATGGGCCACTAAAGCCAGTATTTGCAGTGATGTTCGTACCAGTAATAGCAAGTGGAGATGAGCCACCAATTACCGCACCATTGATTGTTCCCGCACTAATGGCGGCAGAAGCAATCGTAGCGGCTGTACTAACAGTAAGGTTGGTAAAAGTACCCGCAGCAGCAGTAGTTCCACCGATAACTGCACCATTTATCGTACCGCCAGTAATAGTGGCAGATGAGTTATCTGTCTTTGTTGCTATGGCAGTAGCAATATTATTGAACTCTGTATCAATCTCAGTACCCTTAACAATCTTTAGAGGATTGCCAGGCGAGAGATTATCTTTGGTTGCAAAGTTAGTGGATTTTGAATAATTAGACATGGTTTATCCTATCTTGCCTTCTTTGGCTTGAAGTTCAATTTTCTGAATTGACAACTGAGTGCCATTGATAGTGGCTTCGTAACCAGTTTGTACGATTTTACCCGCACTAGACGCATTACTTGTTAGTGCTTTAATTGGTATACCGCTTGAGTAGTCTGCAACTGCATACTCTCCAACCCCATACTCAAAATAGCCTTGAGGTGGAATAAAGACGTTCTCTGACTGATAAGCACCTGAGTAATCAAAAGCCCACTTGATTGTGAGGAACTGATTAGAGCCACCAATCACTACGGCAGTAATAGACTTCAGAATGGAAATCTGGTTAGGATTGCCTAAGTCAGCATTGTTTGTGTAGTACAGGAATCGATAAGTAGAAGCATCATCGAGATAACCATCATACTTACCAATATAGCCGTTCTTTCCAATGTATAAGTCGCCATTACGCAACGATCTTAGTGCAGTTGGTGAAATACTGTCCCATTTGGTTACACGGGAAGCACCATCTTGCAGGGATTGTTTGGTATCAAAGCAGTAGACTTGCAAAGTAGCTGGCAGAACAAGTAGATAAAAAGCATTCTTTTCTGAGTAAACAGATTTGACGTTTGCTAGTGTTTCTCCAGACAAGGAAGATTCCAAATCAAATCGAACATTCTTAGAAAGGTCTCTCAATGGAGCAGACTTCTCTTGAATGGTACGCATCAATGAGCGAACACCTGAGTCTGACAAGAAAACAACATCAGTACCAATACTTTGTATGGTATCCCTAGCAATACATCCAATAGAGCCTACTGTGTCGCTCAGAACAAGAGATGCGGGAGTAGAAGCACCAGAGTAAACAAGAATCTGCTTCTTACCAAAGATAAACAAGAAATCATTGTGAGCTGCCAAGCCCATAACTTCATCAGCACCATTAGGCCATACACGGGATACATCTAATGAGCCTGAAGTACCACCACCCCATACATGACCTGCAATCAGATCAGAGAAGGTAACAGTTACTTTGTCTGTAGATGTATTAGCTACCCATAAGCGACCAAAAGCAGAGATGCAGATGTTTGCTTGGGGAACTGTAGCTACATAACCTGACTTTTCAGAGACTCTGCGATAAGTAGTTGTACTTACTGCGGGATCATAAATGAGTGGATCGTGACCAGTTTGGAAGAAGT